TTCCCCAACGGCTTTTTTAGTTACTGATTCACGTTGTTGCTGCATTGCAGCAATATTCCGAGCTATATCAGCGCCAATCCGTGTGCCCTCTATCTCATTGCGAACGGCTTCAACGCCTGCTTGGAACTCCTGCTCCATCTGGTCTTTGGCAATCTGGGCACCCAGTCGGGCACCGTCGATCTCAGACTGGTTTTGAATCCGCATACGCTCGGTCTCGATCTGAGCTGCTTTGAGCTGAGCATCCGTCTGATCTTTAGCGGTTTTGCGTTGCAATTCTTGAGCTTGGAGCTGAAGTTCTTGTTGCTGCATCTGCACAATTGGATCTTGTGCCTGCTGCTGAGCCTGGGCTTGTTGAACCATCGCCTGATTAGACTGCAAGAGTTTCTGTGCTCCTGCGGCAGCGAGTCTGGAGATCTCGACCTCCATCTCTTCGGGCAGTTCTTCGTTGGGTGCAGGGTAGGGAACCCCGAGTTTGTCTTCGATGTTTTTACGGTATTGAAAGGCAAAGTGTTGGGCAATATGCGCCATAAATGCTGCTTGCATAGCCTGAGCGTTTGGACTCTGACCAAGAACTTGAGCAGTGATTGGGTCTTGCAGTGCTGACATATGCACTGTGATGTGTGCGGCGTGATCTTGATAGATAAACGCCTTGACTGGCTTGCCTTGGAACATATCCATGTTCTCAGATACAGGATCAGTCGGTTTCATATCGTCTTCCATTGGCACGAGCTTCTCGGCGTTTTTAATACCAAGAACCTCTAACATCTGCCTATGAAGATAGGGTAAGTCATATAACTGAGGCGCAGTAGCAGCCAACTGCATAACCGCTTGGTACTGCACCACCTTCTGGCTCATTGTCGCTGCGTTCGGATCACTGACCGGGATCACATCGACGTTGTCGTAGTCTGATTTCTTAGCCCTGGGGCGACCATCCACTGGCTCGTAGTCGTAAGTCTCAGGCGTGTAATCAGCGATGATGGTTTTTAAGAGCCGGAACTCCTGCTTCATCGCGTAGTGAATCCGCGCCTGAACAGCCGACATCACCTTCAGTGTGCGTTCTAGGATCGCTAGCGTCGTCCCAACTGGGGACTGAGCCGACATATCAGAGACTTTAAGATCAGCAGCAGAGGCAAACCTCCGACCCTCGTCGATGATCTTGTCCATGAGTGCAGCTAACACCTGCGAAGGCTCCTTGTACGGAAGCGGCATGATGTTGTCTTTGAGAGCACCCGAGGCTATGTCCACATCGCGCCATTCAGCCGGAGCAAACGGTGTGTCATCACCTTTAGTACGCATTCCCTTAGTCTTAAAACCGCCTGGGAGGTTCGATAGCGTACCTGCATCTACAAGCTGACGAAGAATCGACGTACCCGACTTAGCAAACCCACCGATCAAATGGATAAGCCCAAAGGCATAAAAGCCAAAGCCTGGGATATAGGGGTAGTGGACAAAGTGCTGGCGCTTTCTTTTCAGATCATCATCTGGGTTCCAATTACGCCTGATAGCTAATATCTTACTGTTTGATTTCTCAATCGTAATGACGTACGGAACAGCCAGCCCAGTCTCTTTGCCATCTTCATCTTTGTCAGGAAAGCCTGGAAGATCAAGGGTTACGTGCATTTCTAAGAGCTTGTACCGATTATCGGTTGTTGCCCTGAACCCCATCTTTTCTGCAATCTTTTTCTCTACTTCATCAAGCGAATCGCTAGGATCTTCAAGCTCTACATCAACGTAGAACCCACTCTCCATTAGCCGCTCTAGCTCATTTTTAGTCTTACGCATGACATGCGTAACACGCTCGGCTGTCTCAATATTCGCAGCACCATATGGCACCACAAGATCATCAGCCGACACATACATAGCCGTCTGTCGATCAAGCCCTGGGTCAAAGTAGATTTTCTTAAACGCATTACCCGCCAGCCCCAGTCCCCACAGCATCTTCTCGTGCTCAGGTCTGTACTCGATCATCACATCAGTAAGCTGGTGGTTCATATCTGCCTGCACACGCGCAGCAGACTCTTTCTTCTCTTTAGTTTCTTCACCAATAATCTTGGTACGCACCGGACCTTGTGCTGGAAATGTCTCCATGATGGTCTCAGCCTGAAACTTCACCACAGCTTCAGTCAACAGGGGGTGGTATACCCCACACGCTCCGGGCCAAGGCTCTGTGCGATCCTCAACCTTAAGTCCTAACAGATCCAGCCCATCGACGTAGGTCTGCATCCAGTCTTTGCGGGATGAGATGTCATCTTCAAAATCACTACATAAGTCTTCAGCAAGGGTGGCTAGCTCCTTGGCATCCATCTTCTCGGCAAGGTTGTCGTTAAACCCATCTTCCTCATCTTCCTTACCGATCACAATCTCTAACCCGCCCAAGCCAATAGCAACAGACTCAGGGTCTTCGATCTCAATCTCAATGTTTGGCTCCATGACCAGACCATCATTCTGCAACCCCAAGGGCGCTTGATTTAATGCTTTGTCAAAAAAGCTTGTAGCCATGATCTATCCTTAATAGTAGGCGTATTGGTTTTTACGCCTGAACATCGCCGGTTCATCAGGCTCATCGGACGGCAGTCTGATAAACCCGCCATTACGAAAGCGCATAAGCGCCTGCGTTGTAGAGTCAACCAAGTCGTCGTTTGTACCGCTAGGAAAGTCGTTGCATTCTTCAATAACTTCCTTGGCCCAGCGTTTATCTGGTGCCCAGACTATCCCAGAGGCAAATAGATCAGTGACTGAGTTGACCCTGGCAATCTTATCCTGTCCTTTACTTGGCGTGAACTCCTGTAGCGGAAGCCCCATCCTGCGGATTTCTTGGTAAAGCGCAGCCCCGTTGGATTTCTTCTCAACAATAAATGAGTCTGGCTCCCATTCCTTATATTCTTCAAACACCAATTTCTTAAGCTCAGGATACTCCATCCGTTTCTTGATGGCGTTAAGCAATATGATGTTGTAGTTGTTAACTTCTTCGTTGAAGAACACACCCCATACTGTCAAGGCGTTATAGTCAGCCCTATTATTGTTTTCCTGCGCGGCATCCAAGGACATAATTAAATACTCGCACTGGGGCGGGTCGTCTTTCTCCCAAATCTGCCACCAATCACGCTTAATAAGTGCGCCTTCCTCAGCAGTCGGGTCCTGCATGTACTGAGCTTGCCAGTAGCGGGGGTCAAGTGAAGCTTTTTTAGCGTTTAGTTCTTCAACCGGCCAGAATTCAGGCCAAAGTGGGTTGCCGCTTGGCAAAATGGCAGGAAATTCCACAACTTCCCACTGTTCTGCATCTTCATTCTTGGACATGTGGTTAATAACCTGACCGGTTAGATCAAGTTTCGACCATCGTGTCATCACAATAATAATAGCGCCCCCAGGCATAAGACGCTGAATAGGACCAGACTGGAACCACTCCCAAGCGGGAAGAAAAACGTCTGCTCGCCCCTGCTTAGCCTCTTGTTCGGAATGAGGATCGTCAATAATAAAAAGGTCAGCCCCCCTACCAGCAAGAGCACCCCCAACACCAATAGCAAAATATTCACCATTAAAGTTAGTACCCCACCTAGAAGCCGATTTTGAGTCTTGTTGTAACTCAATTTGCGGGAAAATTTGCTTATACGGGTCACTTGCCACCAAATTTCGCACTCTTCTACCGAAATTTACGGCTAAATCAGCCGTATGGGAAGCCATAATGACTTTTTTATGTGGATACTTACCTAGAAACCAAGCTGGAGCTAGGTAAGAAATGAGTTCTGACTTGCCGTGACGGGGTGCAATGTTTACAACTACCCGTTTTTTGACCCCGTTAGCTATATCTTCAAAAATTTTAGCTAGTCTTTTGTGGTGTGGGCCTACTTTATAGCCTGGGTATACGTGGTCTGCAAAGGCTAATAGCCTCTTTTGCCCTAGCGATTGGGCTTGCTGGGACTCCCAAAAGTCTAAATCCTGCAAAATCTCCCGTTTTTCATCTGGAGAAGCATGAGGAAGTAGCTTTTTAAGGGCCGCTATCTTTTGTGGTGTTAATTTCGGTTGGTTCGACATCAATTATGTCTTGAGCATCGGCGTATTTGGTGAGTCGCTCAAGTTTTTCCAGCTTAGCCAACAGATCTTTTTCCACCTGATCGATGGGT